GGGCATATACCTAGCATTAGTCATTACTACAGTTGTAGTAGAGTTTGAAATAGTGTTAACTAGGGTTGTAAAGCCAACCGATATAGCATTAACTTCATTAGCGGTGGCAACGATTGGTGTAATGTCGTAGTAAATGCCACCGTTTTCAATATAGTATTTAAGGTTAGTTCCAATACCAAGTAAGTTGGCACCAGCTAATGTAGCCCAGTTCCATAAAGACCTAGCAACACCAAGGAAGTAGTTAATGCTTAACCGTGTCCAACCACCAATTTTTTCAGGGTAGCCAGAACGGAAACGAATCTTATCACCATCATAATATCCACCCTCATTCGAGTAGTTAGTGCCTTCACGATTTAAACCGGGGCGCAATTGAATTTTTTGTAATGGCATAGTTACCCTAGTACCTGTAGTGCTTTGGTTATTTTAGCAATTCTTTCGTCTAAACCCGTAAGACCGCCGTTAATTCTTCTGGTCATTACGCCGTATTCTTGTGTGTCTGCCAACAGATTTAGCTGCTTACGATTCCAGTACCAGCCCGCACTTAAAGCGGCATATTTGGGAGTGAGTAATAAATCAGGGTTATCAATAAAATCGACACCAACACCACTTCCGCAATTCGCATAATTCTCTCTACCTGTTAATTGTATTAAACCTCTACCGTGAAACTTCCAGCCATCGCCGTCTTGAAGATTACCCATCCGCCCAGCGTATACAAAATTAGCCAGCTTTTCTGGGTTGTTAGCGTAAGGTTCTGCCATACTAATATTAGGAAAACGGCTAGGCCAGACTTGCGTTAGTCTTTGGGCGGAGTAATTAAGGTTTTCTTGTAAACGAGTAAAGTTAGCGCTCTCAACAGCACACTGACCAATAAACGCTGCTTGACGCTTTGGTGTGTCGAGGTCATATTTAACAAAGACTTGATTTAACGGGATTTCCCATTTGGTGTCTATGCCAAGTTTTTTTAATTGCAAGCTGTTCATTTGGCGTTAAAGATTCCAATTTGTTCGCTCAACCAACCTTGAAGGCTAACGAGCTGTTGCGTAGTCATTGCGCATTTTTCAATAAATTTAGGGTCAGTGGAGGTGCCATCAGTTGGGCTGGTGGTGTTGGAAATTGTGCCTGTTTGACCGGTACTGGAGAGGCGCATCCCACCATAAGTACGCTTAATAAGAGCAATGCGATTTTCATAATCATTTTTAACCTTTTCATTAACTTGTGCGGCTTCTTTAGCCTTTGATTTATTAGCTAGTTCCTGCTCTTTAGCAGCCAGTTCAGCCTTAGATACATAGGCATCATACTTAGCAGACTCGTATTTGCCGTAGCCTAAACCACCCAATGCAAGAACAGCACAGGCAGCGTAGATATAAAACTGAACAGGAATCATTAGCCCAAACATTAGACAATCCTCGGTGAGAATGCAAAGGTAGCTGGGTAGTCGTGTATTAGGGCTGTGTTGTCATGCCATTGATCTGGTGTAATGAAGCCGGGTTCTACGAGAGCCTTGATGTTCCAACCAAAGTTTAAGTATAAGCACTTTGATCCTAAGCTTTTGTAATATACCCACTGAAACAAACCATGACCAGTAACAAGAATATGACCCGGATTAGTTGGGCTACAGTTTAAATCGCCAGAGTACGACATACCAGACGAGCCATCAAAAGTTACTACGGCAAATCCATAAAACGGGTTACGCCAAAGCCATTGGACTCGTGACCACCAAGAATGGCTGTGTTTCTCTTCCCAACCAGCATCACCGTCTAAGCTGTTATCAGGAGTCTGGAACCAAGTAAAGAGACTAATCAAGCGTGGGCCTACGGCTTTAGCAGTAGCATTATTAACCCAGCCCATTTCGTCCTTTTTGAATAGTACGATGAATAGTGCTAAAGGAAAGGTTAAGACTGTACCAATTAGATTAATAACTACTAGAAACGGATAAAGTAAAAAGCTCATTTGTCGTCCAATGGTTTAGTTGTATAAAAGCGCAAAATAGCGCAAATAATACCTATGCTCACAAAAATGGTTCCGTAGTACTTAGGACTAATAACATCCTGAAGATACGAAAAGTTATCATATAGCGCACCAATAATAACCAAAGCCAACGAGAACCACATCGTCCGTGACCTAACCATTTGTTTCATTGTTACGTGCATCATTTTTTACGGGTTGTTACTTTTTTAACAACGGTTTTGCGGGCAGCCTTTTTAACGGGCTTTTCTGCTGGGAAAGGCCAAGGTGCGGGCACGGGTTTACGAACATAGCCTAAACGGTCAAAGATATAGTCAATAATAAACATTAGAAAGTTATCCCAAATAGAGGTACGGAAGTTACTGCAACAGCAACGTGCTGAACAGGGTCAGATAAATTAGCGCCACAATCACTACACTTTTGCGCAGCCAATTCAAATTCGTCCACATCCCGACTACACTGCGGGCATAAGATTTCAACCTTAGTAGCGCAGTCGGTATTGTTTTCATCAAGAGTAACGGCTTGAGTTTCGATAATCATTAACTACTCCATTGGGCTGTTGGTACAGGGGGGAATACTGGGTTTGCTACTGGATAAACGATATATTGCCGTACTGCATTACGATACGTATTAAATGCGGCTGAGTTCACCAGATATGGGTTTGACTTGGTTGAATCAGCAACGTCAGGAATAGTAGTCCAGTCGGTTTGATACAGTAGTTTACTGGCTTGGCTTTTACAATCTGCTAATGGTTGATTAGCATTTAATGAACTAATTTCAGCGTCACAGGCTGCTTGCGTTGGCTGGGCAATATTTACCGAATACCAAGATAACGTGTTGTAGTCATTGTTGTCTGTCATCGACCATTCTGCACCGGGAGCCAAAGCTACAATTGCTTGTGGATAGCTATTAGGAAGTTCGTATGACATTATAAAATCTCCAGTAAAGTAATTCTTGCACTACTATATGCGCCCCAGTCTGCCGTTCCCCCACTATCTGCGGAAATGTAAGGTCGGTAAGTTAAAAGACTTGTTGATGATGGGGAGTCTAAAAGACTGATTCCAGTAGATCCGTAAAAGCTGTTTTGGCCTGTTGGTACTGCAGCCATAGCCATAGGAGAAGAACTATTTAAGTTTGTTGAATTACGGTATACAGTTAAAAAAGCATTACCACCATAGCCGTTGGTTTGCCAAAACATTCCGCTTACTAAAACAAGAATTTTGCTAGATACGGACGTTGGTGTAATATTTGCCAAACTACTTGTGGCTGTAAATGAACCTGAAGTTGTTGATCCAGTTCCGCCAGATGAAAATACAGTTTGAATAATACGTCCTGTAATTCCTGTATAGGTTGTAGCACTAATGGTATTAGCAGTAATCGTGCCATTTGCCGTAACGTTTGCGCCAGCCGTAATGCTTCCAGAAACAGCTAAATCGCCAGTAACACTATTGCCTGATGGGGTAGCATTATAAAAGTCGGTGCCGTCACAGTAAACTTGGGCATATGTGCCATTAGAAAGGGCTGCTCCAGTACCGCTTGAAGTCTTAATGGTAATTGTGTTACCCGACTGGTTCTTAATTAAATAGACTTTTTCTACTGCTGGGGCAATAAGATTTTGCGGGCTAGTAACCGGGCCACTTAATATCAATACCGCATTTCTAGCTTGGTCTACAGCACCGTTGTAGTTAGATAGGGTATAAGTCGCATTGGTCATTGTAATGGTTTCAACGCCCGTAATAGCTTGCTCAATAATAGAGCCTAAGTTAGTATTAGTCGTTGTACCCCAAGTGCCGGACTGTTCGCCGTTACCAATGAGTTCAATTCTGAGGGAGGTACTATAAGTTGAGGCCACGGTTAAGCTCCTAACAATGAAAGACCACGTTTTTTGGTCTTAAGATTACTAATATAAGACTGCGTTAGTCCTGTAGCTGCGACAATCTCTCTTTGTTTACTTCCTTGTTTTAATAGTTCCATAGCTTTTAATACCATTTCTTTAGGATGTTTTCTTGCCATATCATTTAAAAGTGCTTTTCCAGTTCTGCCAATTGATATAGCAAGTTTTTGTGCAGCGGTACGTTTTTGCCCAATGCGAGCTAATCTTGCCCTTTCAACGGCTTCTCTGGGCATTTTGCCAGCACCTTCTCCGCCATACGTAAGGTTGTATCCACCGCCATTGCGAATATATGTATTATGCTTTGCAATTAGTTGTATTTCCATCTGTTGGATGTCTTCAAGATCTTTTCCCTCATAAACGGTTTCTACAGTAAATGCATCTGAACCGTATTCTTTAATGGCGTTATAAAATGGGTAATTCAACCCGTTATTTGCACAAGCCTTATGTTGTAACCAACGTTTGTGAACCGTACGGCTAGTAATGCCAATATATAGCATTCCATTTACCGTATTCGTTATTTTATATACAAACATTCTTTATCCTTTATGCTGCTATTAAATCCCATTCGGTTACTGCATTATCTGTAACTTGTGTCCATGTAGCGCTATTGCTATCGTTTATTTGTGTCCAAGTTGTTGTGTAATTGTCGGGTATTTGACCCCAGACTAACACTTGCCCAATTATACCTGTAGCTTGAACGCCTGTTAAGTAGATAACGGCACTTCCTGTAATGCTTACATTGCCTACCTGACCTACCGCTTGTACCCCTGTTACCCTGATATTTTGGGTTAAGGTTACTGTTACATTGCCTAGCTGAGTAGGAGCTTGAACTCCTGTTACAGTTATATTTACACTAGTTGCCGTACTAACCGTACCTACATATCCTACTGCCTGAAGTCCTGTGGCGTTAACTCCTGCGCCCGTTTTGGTTGTTACCGTACCAAGTTTACCTACGCCTTGAACCCCAGTTACCGAAACACTTCCAGCAGCAGTTGCAGTTACCGTACCTACTTGACCTACACCTTGAACCCCTGTTACATTGACTACGGCAGTACCCGTAACCCTTGCAGTACCTATGTATCCTACTGATTGAACGCCCGTTACATTAACAACGGTTGTTGGTGTTGCTATTACGGTACCAAGCTGGCCTATGCCCTCTACGCCAGATAAAAATACATTTGCATTGGCGGCTATTGTTACTGAGCCTACCTGCCCTACACCCTGAACGCCCGTTAAAAGAACGCCTACGCCCTGTGCGACTGTTACAGTACCTACTTGACCAACGGCTTGAACGCCCGTTACCGATACATTAGCAGCTCCCGTTACACTAGCAGTACCTAAATAACCAACCGCCTGTACGCCCGTAACAAGTACTGAAACACTAATGGATCCAGTACCCCCAGTGTCTGCAAAGGGAGCCGATGCGAATGGGCTAAATCCGAACATGATTTATCCCTTAAGCCGTGTAAGTACCAGAAGCTGTGTAAGTTAAGATTGTATTAGTACCGCTAGTAGTTACTGTTGGTGAACCTGTAGTTGTGCCTGTGTAAATTCCTGTTGGAATAGCCAAAATAACCACTCCGTTTTCTACTTTTGCGAAATGTGAAATTTTAACTCTCCTTAGTTTAAAAAGAATGGGCTAACTATAGCCGTTGTTACTGTTCCAGTATTGGTAATTGTAAAAGCATTGGTACTGTTATCAATAATGGTTGCATTTTGTAATGTTAATAATGAAGTATTGGTAATAGCTGTTAAATTAGCTATTGGTGGAGTAAAGTTAGCTGTATATACAGCAGTTCCATTTACTAAGCGCATATTAGACACATACCCAGTAAATATTTGCCCTCCACCATCGCCATTTCTATTAAGATTTGCTGTAAAAGTTGAATCAACAATAGACCTATTATCACTAGAAGTTCCAATAGAAACACCATTTAAATAAACTGTTGTTGTTCCAGAATTTCTAACCCATGCAAGGTGATACCAAACACCTGTTGATAATGTTGAACAGGTATAAGCATTGTTGTAATAAGTTGCGCCAGAATAGTATTCAAGTTTAATAGTGGTTGAATTGTTTATGCTAAAAGCATAGCCATAACTAGAAGAATTCCATTGATTTAATAAAAATTGAGGGGAACTAAAGCTATTTGAATTAAACCAACATTCATAAGTAAAGTTGTTATTAGCTAAATTAAAAGCCGCATTATCAGCAATAGTTAAATAATTTGAGCCACTAAAGTTTCCAGCATAAGTTACATTGCCTTTTAAACTTCCACTACTAGTAAATGAATGTATAGTATTTCCACCGCTTGTAGTTACTGTACCGCCTGAGAATTGTTGGCTACCAGCATAGCTAATGATTACAACACCGCTACCGCCAGCTTTTCCATTAGCACCATTAGCTCCACCACCGCCACCACCAGTATTAGCAGTACCAGCAGTTGCTTGACCAACAGCAACAGAACCAGCATTACCACCGCCACCAACACCACCAGAACCTTGTGTTTTGGTTATAGGGTCATCTGTACTACCGCCACCGCCACCTGCATAAGTAACCGATGAACCTGTTATAGAAGATGCAGAACCAGCGCCTCCATTACCACCGCCACCAACAGTTGCATTTACTCCTACTGCCCCAGCGCCACCACCACCACCAGAATTGGTATAAGTTATATTATCGCTTTGACCATTACCGCCAGCATTTCCTTGTGAAGCAGTACCTGCGCCTCCAGTACCGTTTGCAGCACCACCACCGCCTCCAGAACCACCAGAAGCACCAGATGTTGTGCTACTTCCACCACCTGAACCACCGCCAACTGCGGCTGTAGCATAAGCACTAAATGAAGAATTTGATCCATTTGTTCCTCTTGAACCACTTGATGTACTAGCCGCACCGCCAGCACCTACAGTAACTACATAGGTTGAATTTGTGTCAATGACTACACCCGAACCAGACAATAATCCACCTGCACCACCGCCACCGCCATAACCACCTGCACCACCTCCACCAGCTACTATTAAATAGCTTGCAGATAAAGAACTAATAGGACTTAGTACACCACTTGTAGTGAATGTGTGGATAGTATTGCCAGCAGCAGTTGTAATAACACCACCACCAAATTGTTGTGCGCCTGTGTAGCTGATAATTACAATGCCTGAGCCGCCTGTGCCTGAAGTTCCTTGTAAATTACCTGCGGATGTATATCCATTGCCACCGCCACCAGATCCTGTGTTAACAGTTCCAGATATAGCACTTGTTCCGTTTTTTCCACCAGCACCGCCGCCGCCTGTACCACCAATACCATTAGTACCAGTACTAGTATATAAATATGCCCCACCACCACCTCCGCCAGCATACGTTACAGCAACGCCAGATATAGAAGAAACTGATCCATTACCACCATAGCCACCAGTTGAGGTTCCTGGGGCTGATTGACCTACTTGACCAGCTCCACCGCCTCCGCCACCGCCAAACTGTGAGCCACCACCATTTGAGCTACCAGTACCACCAGCATTACCTTGCCCTGAAGTTGCAGCGCCACCAGCGCCACCTGATCCATTATCTCCACCACCGCCACCGCCTGAACCGCCAACATATCCAATATATGGACTAGTTCCACCAGCACCAGCACCGCCACCAACTGAAGCAGTTAATCCAGTAACAGATGAAGATGTTCCGTTACTACCATATTGACTAGTAACTCCAGCGCCACCAGCACCAACTGTGACTGTGTAAGAATTAGCTAAAGATAAAGTAGTTGTATTGGCTTGATAACCGCCCGCACCGCCACCGCCAGTGGAGCCACCAGAAGCACCACCAGCGACAATAAGATAACTAGCAGTAACACCAGCAACGACTGGGCCAAGCGTATTAGATGTAGCAGGAGTCGAGTTTCCAGCGGCATTTACTGCCGTTACATTACAAGTAATATTAGCGCCCGTCTGGGTTGACGTTAGTGTAAAGACATTAGCCGTAGCGTTTGATATGGCGGTTGAATTAGCTAACCATTGGTATGCGTAGGACGTTGGGGTATTTGTCCATGTACCCGTAGTAGAAGTTAAGTTAGACCCTACAAAGACATTAGAGCCAGAAATTACAGGGGCGACCGAATTAACAGGGGCAAAAGTAACAGTAAATACACCCCATGCGTTATTAATATAAGACTCAAAATTAGATATAGAAGTGTTATATCTGAGCATCCCATTGGCTGCTGTCGGTCTTTGTGCTGTAGTACCCAGTGGAACAACAATAGCGCCCGTTGAAGCGCAGTTAATATTCTGGCTAGTATCTATGGTTATTGCAGTCGTGTTTGCTGTCTGAAGTTCTAAAATTCCAGAAGTATCAACAGTTTCAACTAAACCTGCTGTAGAGGCGTTAAGTTTAGTAGTCAAAATACCGCCCAAGAATTGTTTGCATAGCCTTCTAGCTTTGCGTTTGTTGTGTTATATCTAACCATACCGTTTACTGCTGGGCTGGGTCTTTGTGCAGTTGTACCTGCTGGGATTTTTATGGCGCCCGTTGAAGTACAGTTAGCGTTTTGATTCTGATCTATAAGTAGAGCAGTTGATCCATTAGTTTGTAAAGATAGATTTGCCGTACCGTTCGCTGTTTTAATTAGCGCAGTCCATTGTGTGGCGTTGCCAGCTTGGGCATTTATTGTGCTTGGCATGGTTTACGCCGTATAGCTACCAGAACTAGTGAATTTCATAATTGTGTTGCTTCCGCTAGTTGTTACTGTTGGGGATCCTGTAGTAGTTCCTGAATAGTTTGCGGTTGGAACTGAAATAATTACAACGCCTGAACCTCCGTTTGCACCTGTGTTATATGGACTTCCAGAAGCACCGCCACCTCCGCCACCAGTATTAGCTGTTCCTGCTACAGCGTAACTTGTTCCGTCTAATGCTCCAGCGCCACCACCGCCATTACCACCAGAAGATGTGCCATATCCTGTATTATTTCCGCCACCGCCACCTCCTGCATAATAAACTGATGAACCTGTAATAGATGAAGCTAAACCAACACCACCGTTACCAATTACACCAGCAGCGCCAGATGTTCCTACTGCACCAGCACCACCTCCACCACCACCTGGATACGGACCACCAACACCGTATCCGTTACCGCCCGCATAACCTTGTCCTGAAGTTCCCGAACCTCCTGTACCGCCCGCATAAGATGCGCCTCCACCAGAACCTCCAGATGCTCCGCTATTTCCAGCATTTCCGCATCCTCCACCGCCACCACCTATAGCAGTTAACGAATTAAATACTGAATTACTTCCAGAAGCCCCTACTCCACCAGCACTACTTCCAGTTGCTCCCGCTCCTACGGTAATTGTATAAGTTGTTCCAGCAATTAAAGTTGTAGTGCTAGTTAATAATCCACCAGCACCTCCGCCACCTGAGTTGTTATAACCGCCACCTGCACCACCACCAGCAACAATTAAATATGAAGCCGTATATTGACCTTGATTAACTGGAATAACCCAAGCAGTACCGTTATAAGTTTCTAATGCGCCTAATGATGTATTCCAGCCAGTTTGACCAGTTGCGGGTGAGCTAGGTCTACCTGCTGTAGTCCAAGTCGGAAAGGTGACTCCTGCTGTTCCTGCAATAATGGCGGTCATATTAAGCCTCTACTACTTCAACCCAAGCCGTTGTTGGCTCATTCCATTGATACTGTCCGTCTGGCTTTGGTGTTGGTGCTTCCCATGACCATGTAGTATCGTTTAGTTTCCAGCTTGAGAAAGGTTTTGGTGCAATGAAAACGTCATTGATATAGTCGTAAGAATAACCAATACCAGCGTAATTTCCTCTTAGAGCAACGCCACCGTCTTCTTGACCGTCTTGACCATAGTGCTTATTACCTCTTGTATTGTAAGAAGTTTGCAGCCACTGACCTGGACTAGAATCCACGAAGTTGTTAAAAAAATCGGCTTCAGCCACAATAACTTGTGTAACTTTACCGTCTACTACTTTTGCATAATGGCTCATTAGAATCTCCTTTGTTAAGCCGTGTAAGAACCACTTGATGTAAATTTTATAATGGTATTGCTACCTGAAGTTGTAATGGTAGGTGAACCTGTTGTAGTTCCTGAATAGTTAGTTGTTGGAACTGATAAGATTACAACACCACTTCCGCCAGCGCCAGCAGCCGTAGTTCCTGTGCCATTTTGCCCTCCACCTCCACCACCTCCAAGATTTGTTGTTCCAGAAGTTCCGCCATAAGTGCTATAAAGTGAGCCATTACCGCCACCTCCCGAACCACCAGTTCCAGCAGTACCATATCCAGAACCGCCACCACCGCCAGCATAGGTTATGGATGAACCTGTAATAGATGAAGCGTTTCCTGCTCCACCATTACCTCCAACAGAACCAGGATTTCCTCCAGAAGCGTTACCGCCTACAGCAGAAGCACCACCACCGCCAGCAGCTCCAGCAACAGAGCCTGAACCGCCATTATTACCTTGACCAGCAGTTCCAGAACCAAAAGTTGTAGCTCCAGCACTACTTGGAGCACCACCTCCAGAACCTCCACTTAAACCGCTAGCAGGACTTGTACTGCCACCACCACCTCCGCCACCACCTACCGCAATAGTTAGTCCAGTGATAGATGAATTTGAACCAGAAGAACCCGTAGCTCCATTAGAAGCTGCCGCCGCACCGCCGCCGCCGACTGTAACTGAGTAATTAGTTCCAGTAGTTAAAGTAGTTGTGCTTGTTAAAAAACCACCTGCACCTCCGCCTCCGCCTGTGCCACTATAATAATCTTCTCTACCACCGCCTCCGCCACCCGCCACAACAAGATAAGAAGCTGAATATCCTTGAGAAGTTAATGTTACCCAAGCAACCCCAGAATAAACTTCAGTTGCATTATTGCTTGTGTTATATCTAAATGTGCCTGCTGCTGGACTGGCTGGTCGTTGAGCATCTGTCCCCCTTGGAACAATTAATCCGCCTGTAGTGGCGTTCATATTAATGGTGCCGTTTGAAGCGGTAGAAGTAATAATTACATTGCTAGATGAGGTAATGTTTGAAAGAGAAACAGAACCAGCAAAAGTAGCCGTCTGGGCATTATCTAAAGTAAGCGCAGTTGTATTTGCTCCGCTAGTCGTGAAGATAAGATTACCAGTTGTATCGCCAGAGATTTTAATAGAAGTAGTAACAGTGTTACCAGAAGCAATATAGCTCATATCACCGTCCAACTTTGTCCGCTAGCAATCGTAACTGATACGTTGTTTGCCGTTGTTATTGGGCCTACAGAGAAGCCATTTGTGCCTGTAGCAATCGTATAGTTTGCCGTTGCCGTAGTCTGATTTACTAGAATTGCCTGTCCTGCTCCACCCAAAGCGGAGGTCTCTGCGGGCATTGTAATAAATACATCATGTATAGCGTTAGTAAAATTAACTACTGCGTTTGCATTGCTTGAAGAAATAATGGTCGTGCGGGCGAGAGAAACGTTACCCGTATAGTAAGTCCCGATTCCAACTTCCCAGTTTGTTCCAATTTGGTCTGCAATCGTGTAATAAGTCGTGTTTGCATTTCCCAAGACGGCAAAAGATTGGTAGCCTGTAGCAGCTCCCAAAAGGACAATAGTCCCCGTACCAGCAGTAGTGCTGGTTTCCTTCACCCGATCGTATAACCCAAGAGCCATTTAAAGCTCCTATGCTATACGGATAATTGCGTTCGTAGAATCAGCGGTTGGGAAGATAATCGAAAATGTGCCGTTAGTAGCAGTTTTATCGCCACCAAAAGCCAAGACCGCAACAGCAGTATTCGCAGTAGAGTTATAAATCAACGCACCGTTAGCTGTGATATTCGCATTAGTCCAAGAGCTATTCGCAAACGACATAAACGCTACGTTACCAGTAGAGGTAGGGCTTGTACTAATCGTTAGTGTATTACCACCAGCGGTGTAGTTTGAGCTAGAGCTAGTCTGCTCATTTAAAGTCGTATACGCAGTTGTTGCGTTTGATAGGGTTGCTGAACTAGTATACAAAGCAATCTTATATACGGGTGTTGCACCTGATGTTAAATTTTGTTGACCGGCAAGGATTTGTACCTTGAACGAATCACACATTGCTTGTGTAATAGCCATACTATGCTCCTAAAAAAGTTGATTTTACTACGGTTTTCATGGGTTGACCTTGATTTTAGCTTGTCCATCTCTATAGGCATCGCCTCTTTCAAGCCCTGTACCCAAGCGGTTCAGTTGCTGCATTGCTTCTTGGTACTTGGTGTTGTACATTGCTAGCAAATCTGGCTCACCCTTCATGTAAGTATAAGCCTCTACCAAACTACCATACAACAATGCGGGCGAGTAATTATCACCTAACCAAGACGTACCAGCATCCACAATTGAGGTTGGATAATAGAAGTAATGAAGTTCAACGCCGTAGTTAGCGTCTGGCTTTGGGCCAAGCATAAAGGCTAATTCATTAGGATCATTCAATCTAGAGCCAAAAAGAGCGTAGTAACGGGGTAGTCCTGTTGCTGTTGGTTCCGGATATGATTCACGAATGAAGTTCACATCTTTGTTTAAAAGGTAGGTATAAGAGCCATCAGATCCAATTACCGCCATTGAATAGGTAGATAAGTAGTCGTTAGGACATCCTAGATAGACCGTGGTAGAAGAACAATTACCCGTAACGTTTTTCCGCAAAGAAGGTATCTGCACCGTATTATAGATGCGAGCTTCTGCCTGCTGAATGAAGGTATTAATCTGCGTTGTATAGCTGACTGTACTTCCATTGGCAAGATACGTAGCCGGAAATTGGTTCTCCGTATACGATTGGATCTGCGAAAAAAGATCGTTATAGTTCATTAGCCCATTGGTCCTCTGGACATTACGCCTTTAGTAGCCGCACCAGTACCACGGATCTTAATGCCAGAAGTTTTTACTTCATCGTTCTGTGCCTTAAATACTCCGCCTACAGACATTTTAATTTCGTCTACGCCGTTGCCAGCCTTAACTACGGCAGCCTTTTCGCTTACTGGTCCACCACTCATGGTGTGTGGTTTAGCATATACAGCAGCCGCACCAACTTCTTTGCCCATTTTTTTTTCGCTAAATTTAGCCATTATCGACCTCTTTGATTTGCGGCACGAGCCATATTACGACCCATAGCTTTCATGTTTTTGTTTAAGCTACTTTTGCTGGCTTTTGGGCCGCTCAAAATAACATTCTTACCATCGTTTGGAAATACCTGAGCATCAGTTTTACCTGTCTTAGTTACTCCGTCTGCTGCTTTTTTATATCCCATGTCCTACTCCTAAGTTATGCTAATTGTTACACTACCTACCTGCCCATAGCCTTTTAAATCGTCTGGCGTTAGGGGATTATCAAATAATTTTGATCCACCAACTGGATTCCAATTCCACTGAAACACCCTACTACCCATATCTGGTTCACCAAACCCATAAACCCCGGTGCCACCGTTAATATTAATCTGCAACCCGTTAGTACCTGACTGCTGATAACTTACATCTGGTCTTGGATCCCGTACTGCTTGTGGATCATCGACCGGGTACATACCTAATTGCAACTGCGGCTGGTCTGGGTCCCAACAGCTTGGACATACCTTGATATTATATAGTTTAGTTTTGAGTACTTGCTTTTTTAATTCCTTTAGCTTGAACTGTTGTCCACAACGATCACAGATTGAAATTGCCCATTTCCCGCTTGCGTATTTAGAGGGCATTTAGATCACCTATACATTCTGGGTATCGCCTCGCATATTCTGTTGTCCAGCTAGTTCCATAGTTACGTTTCATGTTTGATATTCTACCTGCTTTGCGCCGATTTTCTACTTGTTCTGGGGTACATTTATGCCCTTTGTTGAAAGCTTTTCCTTTTCTTGCGGCAACTGCATTTGCCCTATATTCTGGTGTAGCCCACAGTTTTTTAGTTCTTTCTGAGCGTTTTATTTTTTCTCCATCAGTCATTGATTCTTGAATGGCTTTGGTTACTTTTGCTCTATATTCCTGCTCAGACCACAGCCTAACGGATGCTTTTCCTACTTTAATTTTATGCTCATTGGAAATTGTAGAGCCAAGCGGAATTCCTGCATAGGCGCTTTTTGACTGGTTATATTTAGGATTTAATTTTTTCATAGCTAGCTGTTCATAATCGCGCATTTTTTCAGGAGAACAAACTAATAAAACCTTAAATTCAAACGCACTTTTTCCATATTTAGTCCAAGCATTTTGTAAATAACTATTTTGATGACTTTGGTTATTTAGTGCTGACATATGCTGTTTATATCTTTTATTAATTTTTTTAGATGAGCCAATATACTCATTACCAGACTCAATATGTCTAATAACGTAAACGCCAGAGTTTTCTAGTCCAGTAAACATATCAATAAAACATCTGTCTTGGTACAAATCTAATCGCAGCCTTTTCACGGTCTTCATCAGCCGCTAATTGAAACTGCTGCTCATAATCCGCCTTTAATGCCATTACTCTATTTGGGTCTACTTCTGGCTTTTTCATAGCAATATAGTATGCTAATCCTGCAACCATGCAAGGTAAAAAACGAAAAGGAATGTCTTGTTCTGTAACA